TGCTGAGTGTCTTGGCGTAGGTTTCCATGGACTCGGTGAGTCTCTGGACCGGCTCGCTGGAGGCGACTTCGCCATCAAGGTTCTCCTCGATGGTGGCCGAAGTCACTTCGGTGAGAACCTGAGTCTTGCCGTTGCCGAAGTAGGACTCCTTGATGACACCCAACTTGTTGCGGACATCATCGTCCTCGCCGTCTAGGCTAACGCCTTCGGCTAGGGTGCGGAATCTTTCCTTCTGTGTGAGGGTCAGGTCATGAGCCATCTCGTCAAGGATCTGCTGCTTGCGGAAGCCGCGAATCTCCTTGGTCAAGGCGATGTTCTTCTTCATCTCCTCGTCAAGCGACTCCTTGAGGCTGTCCACCGCCTCGGCCATCTCGTCGGCGAGATCAACCTTGTTCTCGGGGACAACGATGTCGTGCTCAAGGAAGAGGTTGCGAAGACCGCTCATGAACTCCTCGGCGATCTCGGTGCGGACACCGCGATCAATCGCCAACTTGTTCTCGGTCATCCACTCTTCCACGACATACGAGAGGTACGAGTCCAACTGCTCCGTGAGCGAAGCCTTGCTCTCGTCAATTGATGTGATGAGGCGATTGTTGTACTCCTCCTCCAACTCGGCACGGATGGCATCAACACGCTCGGTGAGCGCAGCCTCAAAGATGGTGGAAGCCTTGGTCTTGAAGTCCTCGCTGAGTTCCTCGCCGTTGAACAGGGCATCCATGTGGACATCAATGTCCTCACGCATACCCTTCTTGGCGGCGACATTCGCCTTGAACTTGGAAGCGGCATCCCCACCCGGCAGACCGGTCTCAACCGGCTCCGGAACGATAGCACCCTTGCCGGTGCCGTCCTTGTAGAGACCCTTGTACTTGCCCTTGCCAGCCCCTGCTGCTGCGGGGGACTTGTTGGCGGCACCGCTCTTCGGCTCCTCTTCTTCTTCTTCCTCTGCCATGCCACGCTTGGCACTGAGATTCTTGGCCTGCTTCTCCTGAGCACTGGCCTCTTCAATGGTGTCATCGGACTCGGTCTCATCCTCGTCCAAAATGACCTCCTCGATTTCCTCTACTTCGTTGTAGTCCATGGGTATCTCCTTGGTAACTGGTATTTATGCTAACTCCATCGGTCGGTCACAGACTGCGGATGAATCGTGCGAACGCCTTGATCTGCTGCTCTTCAAGGTTGCGGGACGATGCCCGCCTGATGGATTCCTTGATCTCTTCAATCTCTCTTGCCTTGAGCACGCCGTTCTCGTAGACCCACTCTCTTCCTTCCATCACGCCACGCACGAATGCCTCGGGGGCGGAGGGGTCTGCTACGATGTCGGCTGCGGTGGAGAGACGGAAATCGTCCTTCACATAGTTGGCCCCGTTCTTCTCCTCAATGGAACCAACGCCACGGGAAGACACGCCCAACTTGGCACCCTCGTCCATGAGGTTCTTGACGATCTTGCCATAGGGGGTGTCCATGACCTTGGCCTTGCCGTAGAAGTTCTTGCCGTCCGGCTTGAGTTCGGTGATCATGTGGGACACTCGCTCAAGGTTGATGGTCGGACCCTCGGGGTGACCCAACTCGCCGAACGCACGCTTCTGCTCCACGAACTCCTTGCGGTACTGCTCCACCTTGTCCTTGAGCATCTTGAACTCATAGACCCGCCCGTTGCGATTCTTGATGTCTCCCTGTAGGAAGGTGCCCTCAATGAAGTAACTCTTCTGCCCGTTCTTGTCCTCGGTCAGAACCTCAATGTCCTCGTTGATCTCGCAGATGAGTTTCATGTGTCGGTGTCTCCTGTGCCTTGTCTTATTTAGCCTATCCCTCGGTCAGAGGACGAACTCGGTGATGGCGGTTCCATTGCCGGTGGTGATCGCCGCCGTGATTCCCGCAGAGGATGACTTGATGGTGAAACGCTCAAACGCGAAGTCGCCATTACTGGCTGACCTGAAGATGATGTCGCCCTTCTGCTCAACGATGCAGGAGTCCCCGCAAACCACCTTGGACAATGCCGCCGATCCGCCGGTGATGCTGCCGTTGCGGTGGGCAATCTCCCCTGATGTGGCACCATCGGGATTGCTGTAGTTCCAATAGGCACTGGCAGTCAGCCCGATGATGTCTCCGGTGCTGTTCGGCGATGTCAGGAACACCGCTCTCTTCTGTGTCTTTACGATCTGTCTGGTTGTCATGCTACCTCTCCTTCGTTGCGTCTTGAGAACTCAACCACCTTGTCAAACGAGTACTTATCCTGCGAGGCGAGGATCAGGAAAGCAGCCCTGTTGCTCTCGTCCAGCCGGTCATGGACCCTTGACATTGCCTGTGCCTGCTGGCGGGTCATGCGTCCGACGCTCCCGTCCATGAAAGTGACCTGCTTGAGCGTCTTGTCGGTGAGGCACTCAACGATAGCCTTCAACATGGAGTCAGCCATGGACCGCATCTTGCTATCCTCCTGCATCTCCCGAACCATCGCGACCAGCCTCGGATCCTCCGAACGCAGGGTCACGACATTCCCTTCCACCAGCACGGACACGACCGGATCCATGGACGAAAAGTGACCAGCGAAGGCATTCGCAGCGTCATCGTCACGGAGTCTTATGGTGAGTGTCTTCATGTGTGTGGGTCAGCCCTTCCAGTTGGCCTTGACATAGTTGAAGAACTTCTTCTTCTGGGCATCGTCCATCTTGGCGGGCGACTCAGCCCCGAACTTCTCAAGAGCCTTGTCAAAGAAGGCACGATACTCCTTCTGCTTCTTTGAGAGTTCCTCCTCGTCAAGCGTGCGCCCGTGCGGGGGGAGGATGTCGGCGGACTCCTTGTAGTTGGCCTTGATGTAGTTGAAGAACTTCTTCTTCTGGGCATCGTCCATGTCGGCAGGCGAATCGGCTCCGAACTTCTTCAGTGCCTTCTCAAAGAACTCGCGATACTTCTTCTGTGCTGGCGACAGATCCGCTTCCGCAATCGCATAGGAATTTCCGATCATCTCAATACCAGATTTCGTGATCATGTCCGCGGCTTCGGAAATGCTCTCTTTGACCGAACTTCCCATGATGGTCTTCTTCTTGGACTCGCGCAACTTGCGGTACATCTCAACCCGTCGCATGGCTTCCTTGAAGGCACGCACGCGACCGTCCACTTCCTTCTCGTAGCGTCGGCTCTCCTTGTTGAAGTCAATCGGCTCGGGGATGGAAGCACCCTTGCCGCTGCCGTCGTTGTAGAGACCATCCCACTTCTTGCCCTTCAACTTGCTCTCTCGCATGGCACGCTGGTAGGACAGACGCTCCACGGTGCGACGATAAGGACCGGTGCGGGCATCGAGGTCAACCTTCTCGCTGATCTCGTCGCCGCTGACCTCGGTCTCCTCAAACATGTCGTACATGTCGGGCCACCAGTCAATGATCAGGTCAACCATCTCCTTCTCGTTGCGAGCCATCCCGCCGACAGGCTTGACCTTGTGCTTCTTCAGGGCAGCAGCAACAGCACCACGATCTTTGGCCTTCGCTGCCTTCAGCAGTTCGGCATGAGATGCCTTGGGGAGGCTCTCAAAGAAGTTCATGATGGCATCCTTGACCGCACCCTCGTCAAGTTCAACGGACTCTTTCATTGCGTCAAGGTGCTTCAGCAAGTCCGCAAGGTTCTTGTGGTGCTTCTTGTCTCCCTTGACCTTGAACACCGTGGTGGAACCCTTGCCGGGGTCAAGACCCACGCGATAGATCATGTAGGTCTTGCCGTTCTTGGCCTTGTATGGCTGGCTCTCGGCGTTGTACCCTTCCTTGCTGTTAGGCTCGGACTTCCATTTCATCGGGTTCATGGCGGCTTCGTTGATCCGTTCGTGTTCCATTGCTGCTTGCTCCCTTATTTCTTCTTCGCTGCTGGCTTAGGTGGTGCCTTGCCTTCCGGCGGCTTGCCCTTCACCAGTTCCTTTTTCTTCAGTTCGGCATCGGCGACCTCGTTCGGCTTACCGGCATCAACCGGTGCCGGAACCGAGGCAACCCCGCCCTTCTTGTCGTTCTTGATCTGCTGCGTCATGTTCGCAGCCATCTCCGGATCCTTGCGGACATCCTTCATCATGCCGTCAATGTAGGCACGGGTGGCCTTCATCGCAGCCTTGGGTCCGGGGAAGAACTCCCACCGGCGACCGTTGATGTACACACGGACAGGCTTGCCGAAGCCTGTTCCGAGTTGCTTGATCAGGATGTCCTGATTCTTGTACTTCTCGTTGCTATGGTAGAACTCCTTCTCAAAGTTCGGGTCAAGGGACATGTCATCCTTTGCCGAACCAGCCGCCGTCGGAACGATCTTGATATCCTTGGGCTTGACTGGCTTGAGAGGTGCCGGTTGCGGTGTAGGGGGCTGTGCTCCCTGTGCCGTGGCGTTCGGGTCGGTAGCGGGTGGGGCAGTAGGAGCACCGGGGAGGTTCTCACCGATGGGTTGCTTGATGGGTTCGGTCACACCCAGCGAGCCACCCGACAGAGCCTTCTTCAACTCCTCCAACTTGGCATGGATCCGTGTCGCGAGTTCCTTCTGAATGAGGCTCTTGAACTTCGGAGTCTCCTTCTTGATGAGGGTCTCGATGACGGACTTGAGCAACTTGTCGGTTTCAGATGGCTTCTGCTGTTCCATGTGCTTCCCTTATACGAGACCGAACTGGGTGTTATCCGGCTCAATCTTACCGGCGTTGCGTTCACGCTCAATCTGACGCTCCATGTCCTTGATTTCGGACTCGCTGAAGCCGAGCACATTCTTCTGGACCCATAGGTGAGAATAATACTTACCTATGTAGGGTTTGATGTTCCCCAACTCCTCAATCTGCGTCTTTCGGAGTTCCGAGTTCTTGAGTTCGGTGAACAGGTTGTCCTTGAGGAAGTCAAAGTAGATCGCCTCCCTGATCTCCGGCCATTCGTCTGCCGTGATGATCTTCTTGAGGATCAACTGCTTCTTGAGGATGTCGTACAGGAGTTCCGAGAACTTGGTCCGGAGCCGGTGGACGAACTTGGCGAACCGGACCTCGTCACGGCTGATCTCGCTCGCACGCCCGAGCATGAACTGCTTGTCCTGCTCAAGGCGACCCGGCGGGACAGACAGGGCACGATAGAGTTTCTTCTGGAAATACACGATGTCCGTCAACTCGCCGAGGTTAGCACCGCCGGTGAGGGTCTGGATTTCGGTTCCTCTTGAACCTTCGCGACGGGGCAACCAGTAGTCCTCAAGCATGGACATGAACTTGCGGTCATCTCGCACCTCTCCCGTGGAAGCGTCGTATACGAGCCGATTGCGGTACTTGCCCATGAGGTCTTTCACATACTGCTCCGCCTTGGTCTTCGGCAGGTTACCGACATCTATGTAAAAGATGCGGCGTTCAGGTGCTCGGCTGATGCGGTAGATGACCACGGCATCCTCAAGCATCCGCAACTGATTCAGGGGCTTGATGGCCTTGTGGAGGAAGCCGACCGTCCGCTTGTAGCGGGTGTCCATCAGACCCGACGAGCAGAACGCGATCGCGTCCTCGCTGATCTTGATGCCCGACGGATTGCCACCCGAACGGGGATTGTCCTTGTTGTACAGGTAGAAGTCCGTGTAGCCGGAGATGACCTTGGTCCCGTTGGGAAGGGTCTCCTTCTTGTACTCACGGATCTTCTGGATGTTCATCGGGTCCACATACCGCAACTCAAGGATGCCCTTTTGTGGGTTGTCCTCGTCAATGATGAGGTGGAAGAATATCTTGCCGTCCACATACCAGCGGCGGAAGATCTCGGAACCCTTGGTCTCAAACTGCATGACCCGTAGCAGGTTCCGGAACTCATCGTGGATGCGTTCCTTCACCGTCTCCGTGGATTTCATGCGATCCATCTGAATCTTGACGGGTGCCTTGTTTTCACCCATGATGATGGACTCGTTGACGATGTCATCAATGGCGACTTCCACGATGGGGTCTTGCGCCATCTCACGGTACTTCATCGTCAGTTCAAAGTCGTTCCGGACCGTGCCGTCCAGATCAACATACTGTCCGTAGAAACCACCCGCCTCAACAGGGATAGCACCGTCATCAAATGTCGGAACGACAAATGATTTCAGGTCTTTCGCCTGCTTCTTCTCCTTCTTACTTCGCTCAAGGCGAAAGCCAAAGAACTCGGCCATTATGTAGATACCTCATGGTTGGGGGTCAGGTGGTCGTGCCATCAATCTCAAAGTACTGATAGGCAATGGTGACATCAAAGGTGGACGGCTCGGACTGTGCCGCCATGTCAAGGGTCACATCACCGAAGGTTGAAGGCCAGCATCCCACCAACTTATAGGTAGTGATGGGATTGCCCTCGCGGGTGAGAGGAGTGACCGTCCAGTCGGTCATGAACTGGTTCATCGCGTTCGGACCGACATTGCTGCGGTTGGTGTTGATGAGGTTCATCCACGACTCAAACGCCTTGCGAAGACCATATGACCCGTCGTTATAGCAGGTCACCGACCAGTCGGCGAACGAGCGGTCACCCGGATACTTGAACTGGCGACCCATGTACATGGCGTTGTTGATGTTGATGGTGGATACCGGCAACTTGGATGCCTTGCAGAGGAACGACACCTGAGCACTCGGATTTCCACCACCCGCAGCGGCTGCTACGGCATTGATGGCACCCGACACAGCCCCGCCGAAAAGTGCTCCGGCGACGGCAGCGGCTCCCTGAATGGAACTGGTGTTCGCACCGGGGAAGTTCCCCTGAATGAGGAAGAGGTTGTTGCGGGCCAGACCGTTGATGAGGTTGGCTCTGAAAGCGTCA